TCTTGTGTCTGAAAAACAAATACCTTATGCTCGTTGTTAAGTTTAACCTTAACAGGAGATTTACTGGTGATTAGAAGTTTAAAAATCTCAATATTGACCGGTGTTGGATGACGAATTTCATCACCTATAAATGTATCAGACAAATCCATAAACAAATTGTCTACGTTTTGCATTGTCTTGTCATCAATCTCGCAATTTACCTGACCATCTTTACTATAAAAGTAAATTTTTGATACGTCTGAAACAAAAGAGTATGCATTAATTATTTTTTTAATCTTTTCTTGAGATATAAGAAATTCTGTATCAAATTGAAGAAGAGAAATCTTCTTAATGTTAATACTACATTCTTTTATAATACCATCGTCTACGAGATGATATTTAAAATGAGAATTTTTACCAGTTTGATCACTCTTTGTACGACACTCTATATGATTACTATTAGTTACTATAGAGAACTCACCATCATCACCCAAACAATTAAGACCAGTTAATAGTTTTTTAATATTTATAATATTCAGTTTTAATTCACCACATTCTACCGGCAATTTTGTTTTTCCATATAAAAAAACAGAGTTGTCAGCAGTAGAACATATCGTATAAAGAATATCATTCGATATTGATAATATACAACTTTCAGAAATTCTACTAATTGGTTTTAGTAGTTTTTCCAAAATGGTCTTTGGTACTGGTAATATATTTTCAGTCATTTAAAATATTTGTCGGAGAATTGATAGTAACATAACAATCAACATATTTCTCGTATGCTTTTGAAATTCTTTCTAAAGAATTTGCAATTTTTTTCATTGTCTTGTCTTCAATTTGAATACTTCCGGTATTTTCTTTGACATTATTTAAAACTTGCTTTTTGTTATCATCTTTTCTAGATGGATTAGCAACCATCGGAATAGAAGCAGAGTTACTTTCTATAGGTGCAACATTTGATTGCGGAAGCTTATAATCTGGTTCTGGTACCATGGATCTAACTAACTCCTCTGGAACATATCCAGAGGAGTTAGTTGCTACCTTGCGATTTGGATCCACTACTTGCGATATGAATTTATTAATATCGATTTGATTTGCGGGTCTATCTGGTCTTTCTGTTGATAATCTATCAATAGCTCCGAGTTGAGAACCTATGGCTTTGGCCAATTTTGCCGCCTCTAGTGCATCTTCTTTGCTAAACATATTACAGGTCGTTTAAGATCTCCTGCATTTTTTTGTCTTCTTCACTCTCTTCTGTTGAAGCGGGTTTTGTAACTACTGTTCCGTTACTTGAAGTTGAAACAATTTCAGCATAACTGTCAAAGTTTTCTTGAACATCATCTACTGACTGTGTATTTTCTTGTACAATTTCACCTAGAAAATGTGTGTTCAACAATTTCTTAATTTCATCATAAGACTTGTGATCGAAAATTGCATCCAAATCATTTGCTTGGTTATAAATTTCGTCAAGATCTTCCAACCCATCAATTTTAGAGGGTGATGTAAACTTAGATCCAGTATAGCTGGCATATCCACCTTCGTTTTTCTCCACTTTAATCTTCAAATTACAACCATTCTCTGAAAGATCAAAAACCTTTGCTCCAAATTCATCAGATTCATCACCAGTAATTGCAGCATCGATGATTTTAGCTAGTTGTTTTCCATATCGAAGAATTTTAACCTTGCCTTGGTTCTCTGGATTCGTTGGGTCTTTAATCACCAATACGTTTACAAGCCAATTTTCGTTCCTCTTGATGGGACGAATTTTTTCAATCTGCGCATCGTCTTTTGTTGAATAAATTTTGGAACGATATTCATCGATTGGGCATTTTTCTCCATATGTGTTAGGACAAAGCACCGATACAATGTTATTAGTAGAAACGCTCTTCCAAATATGACTGAAGTAATGAAAGAAAGTTCTCTCTGGATTAGAAACCAATGGAATCAATCTTACGACATATGTCTTGTCAATTTCCAACTTCATAAAGTCCTTGAAAGAACTTTCTGTTGATGTGTTGCTGTTTTTGTTGATCGCATCCTTAATGGATTCGAATAATGATGTAGTGTATTTGCTCATACAAGATTTATATTACCACGTTGGTTAAATATTGCAAGTGTTCTTTTATGAAATGATCGATTTTTTTTGTTGCTTGCTTTACAAATGTTTTAGTTTTATAAGAATTGAAGTATCTAACTTTAAAAGATTCAAGCTTTTCCACCAAATTACTGGCATATATATCTCTTTCTTCTTCTAATAAAGAAAAAAGTACTTTTTCAAAATCTCCAAGTTCCATTAGAGAATAAGGGTTTATTTTGTGTTCTCTATAATGATTTATCCATGAATACATATAGCTATTTCGATGAGTTAAATAGTTTTTTAATTCTATTTTATTTTTTAAACAAAATTTACCAATGAACAGGATGCTTTCTTTGATTTTTTCAAATTGTTTTTCGGGATTCTCGTCCTCTTTTTGATTTTTATATGTTGTATATGATTTTATAGCTGCTCTAGTATGAAAATATTGTATCTGTGGATAATTTTCATCAGGGTGTAATATATTAGGGGTTTCGAAATACTCTTCTATTACAATATGTGAGTATTTCATAAAAAAATATTCCAATTTACTTAGAACGGTGGTTATTTCTTCTGAAATATCAGAAAAATCTTTTCTTGGTTGATATGGCTTTCCATATCTTGAATTTTTTAAATAACAGTTATATATTTTTTGTTGGAATTCGTTCAAGTTTTTTTATTTTTTGGATTTAATTTTGATCTAAAAATTTTCTTGTATACATTTGGAGTAGATTTTAAATATGCCGATATGATATTCTGTAGATTATCTTCGTTTAATAAATTAAAATATATTTTTTGTGTTTTACAATCATCGACTAAAAATTTTAGCAAATTTAAATAGTTTAATTTTTTACCCTTCGAAATACATACAAATGATCCGAATTTTAAGGTTATATCCTCAAATTCTTCCAAATTTAAAGCATCCGATGGGTTTGTTCTCTCTTCTAGTTGTTGTGATGATGTTATTATCATATAGGTTTTAAGTTTTTTGTCAATTCCATAAACAATGGTGTTAATTTTCCAGATGCGCTATACATGTTTCCAGATCCATCACAAAATTTTTCTGCAAATTTTTGTAAATCGATGCATTTATCTGTCTTTTTTTGTCTTATGTTGACTTTGTTGTGTTTTGGGTTTATGAAAAAATACAAATCTGCATCATATTTGCTAACAATAGCATCTAAAGTTAGATGATTGAACGAATTTAGCTGTATTCCTATCGTTCTTTTTGTTTCTCCTTTTATTTCTAATGTTCCTCTAAAAATTTGAACATTTGATGCTTCTTTTTCTGCTGTATTTTTTGCTAAATTTATTTTTTTCCGCTGTTCCAGTGTTGGTTCTACATAACCATTTCGATAATCCGATACGAATTTTGAAAAATTATCTTTATACTCCAACCAAAATAAAATATTTAAATCTTGTGATTCTTTAAATCTAAAAGATGCGGAATCAAAATCATCTGCTAATACTATTAGCTTCTTTTTTTCATTTGTTAAATTAATAGAATCGTCAAATAACAATTTTTTAATCAACAGAGAATTAGATGAATATTCTTTATGCAAGATTCTGGATTTTTTAAACTTACTTACAAAATTTTCAGATCTTTTATGGTGATCTATTATTGTTATATAAGACTGATCTAATTCAGGAAAAAATTCATCTCTTAATGATATATCAAATATATAAACGTTATTAGGATTTACTATATTTTTAATAACATCCTTTATTTTACCAATTTCCATGTTGGTAATTTGATTAAATAAGATAGTATCATTAGGTTTTGACCATATAAATGTCAAAAGACTTACCGCACCGTCTAAATCTTTATGTGTAAATATATGATATGTGTCATTAAACATATCACTATTTAATCACATATCTCTAATTTTCATCATTTAAACTCAAACTTTCAATCAAATCAAAAGTACTAACTAAAGAATCATTAACAGGGTCACTCTCAATTATATCTCTTTTTTTTGAAGGTTTATTAACAATAAATGAACTAGCCACATCATCGGGATCTTTCAATGATAATGTTTCATAATCAATTTCTAAAACAGTATGACACTGCCTTGGGCCGAACCTATTCTTAACAATTCCCATGTGAATGATGCCTAATTCAAAATCTTCCTTCTCTGTCCAAATAGATATCTGTGCATCCACAGTATGTGATAGTCCCATTGATTCACTTGTCATATCCATATCGGGATTAGGGGTAGAAAAGGCACTTCTGTTGGCTTGTGTTGCTGAAATAATAGGACAACTAAATGCATATGACAATGCTCTAATGTCTTCGGTTATTTCTTTGACAGATTCGTAAGAATTAAGACCCGTGTTATTTGGTGCAATTAGGTTTAAGTAATCTATCACAATAGCATCTGGCTTAGTTCCACTACGAGCTAACTTTTCTAAATATGATTTTAGGTGTAATGGAGTTACTGTTTTAGGTGGGAACTCTTTAATTATCAGCTTGGCATTTTTGTTTTTAACCTTATATTGATTTAGGTGTTTTTTTAATGAATCTGTTTGTAATTTCAAATCACTGAAAGGTATTTTAGATAATTGCGAACTTATTCTTTTTGCATATATCTGTTCTGGCATTTCCAATGAAATTAATACAAC